ATCAACAATAGTATTGGAACTGCCACTAGGATTACCAGTACTCTTCCGATACATATCACCATTATCAAGAACAATATATGAATGTATTATAAAGTCATAGAGAACTTTTAACCGCTGTGAAGAACCCATCTCCATGCGATAAGAACACACATCATACAACGTCTCCTGAAATAGCGAAGCATCATAAGCACTTTCATCCAACTCAAAACAGTTAGGATGCACTGACAACTTCTTGTAAAGATCATGCCACCCACAATAATACTTCGATTGCCCCACAAAAGACCAGGTTTTATTACGACATTCATAAAAACGCTCGTTAAAATCCAAACATTCCATATTAGTCGCCAAAGCGTGCTCAAAAGGCGCCGCAGTAAACGTACGAATAGAATTTTCGGCCAACTTTTCCGCATCACGAATCTCAACCTTTAAACTCGCCAAGAAAAAAGCAATTAAAGGATCACAACTGTCTAAGGAAGGCAAAAACTCATTGATGAAATACTCTAAGAAGCGGCTATCTCGTAGCAAATCACGCTTCGTTGGAGCTAACAGATTCCACGGCCACCCAGGAGATGTCTCCTTAATAGCCTGAATTAAACAATGTAAAGCAGAATATCGTTTACTGGCAAACAAATACTTTGAAAAGTGTTTGCTCATATAAACATAAGAAATATCCCACTCTAACGACTGGACAAGAGGCTGCGAACGGTTATACTTCAATATTGACTTAACCATGGCAGCTGAATTAGGAACACACATGCGATAACTTTCCTGAAACGAAAAGCCCTCACTTTCTTGCCAAGCAAGAAAGTAGGGATCGACCCTTGAATGATCTGTATATACATTATGTCTAGTAACTCTACCGACAAAATACATATTTGGATAGAAAACAGATTGATCATAAGATCGCTTTCCAGGACTGTCACTCACAAATAATCGCTTTCCAACCACATCCTCCAGCAGACGGACAGTCCGATCTACTGAGATTGGTTGGAAGCCCCGTTTAAATACGCGATTACTTCACCAGAAAGAGGAAGACCATAATTATGTTGACCACTCATGCCACCAGCACTGTGGATAGCCATTACTAATCCCGTCTTCTTATCAACTAGTGGGGCTCCACACATACCCTTATTTGTAGAACAAGCATGTTTGACAGACTTCTCACCATTAGTGTAGGATAACAAACCCTCACTATTCATCTTCTTCCGATTTTCCAAAGCATAGAGACGAACCATAGCATTATCTTTCACTCCCACATACCCCTTATTACCTGAAAAGGAACGTGAGATCTTAAAGATAGCAAGATCATCATGAAAATACTTGGGTGATTCAGAAATGGAAACCCATTCATCACCACACTCGAAAGAATTAATAGTACGCACACCATGTTTGGTAGTTAACAAGAAAGTTTGACCAGTCTTATTACACAGAATAGTCGCATTCTGTATCAAAACTCGATCATCACCCTTCTCCTCACTCTTGAAATTTGTCACAACAGGGTCCTCATGAATAGGGGCACTCAACTGGGCTTCAGGTATCCTCTCGCTTTTCTTATCCTTGCTCTCTGGACAATACTTGGCAATATGGCCCTTCTTATTACACGCAGAACACATCTTAGTAGTAAAACACTGTTTCGAGGTATGATTAGTACCATTACAATGCTCACACTTAGGTTTCTTCACGTCTTTAGCCTCAGGTTGTTTCTTTTCTTCCTTCTCGGGGATAGACTTCTCTGGTTCCTTAAGACCCTCATAGATGGATTTAGCTTCATCCACCATATCGGCCCACAATTTACCACTCTGTTTACCCTTAACGAAGGCATCATGCAAACGATCAGCAGTATACTTTTCTTGCGCTTTGTACTTATCATAGCGCTTCTGCTTATCATGTTCCTCTTGATCCACACGATCCTGAGCTTGACTAGCGCGTTGGTCCATCTTATCAGCATAATCGTATTTTTGTTCATAACGATCACTATCATCACGGTCCCAATCTTTCTTATCACGCTTATCGTCTGCCCCATCATATGGATTCCATTTACCTCGACCATGGGTACGAGAAATTTCAATACCCATATCGAAGAGATCTTTTGCTTTGCGGACATCATTGATATAACGAACGTTACCATTCTTATCAATATAATAAAAATCCGCCTCAGGAATCTTCTTCTCCTCTTTAGCCTCTCCAGCTTTCTTCTCGGCAGCTTTAGCTTTTTCAGCCTGCTTCTTGGTGGTATAGTCTTGATAAACATAATACACACCAATCAACAACACTGCCATTGCCATACCGTAAACCCAATTACGATATTCCTCAGGAATATGAGTTAAACTCGATTTGATTGAACGCAATTCACCGTTATTCAAATGTTGAGCTCCCTCGTTACGGCAATCCACATCATCATCAGCTCGCTTACTATCATAAGTAAATTGTATACTATCAGAAGAGCTAGAGCTACTTGATGCAGAAGAACTCGCTGGCGCCAAACTAGAGCCAGAAGATGAGAGTGTTTTGATGTTCTCAGCTGCACACAAAGCATTGTAGTCGCCAATGTTCATTCCCTGAGCACTGGGGTTTTCACCAATATAACACTGATGACAAACCGAACTACTAACGCATGCGTGCTTACAAGACGCACGAAACGTACACTCCAAACGTTTAAAAGCTGCTTGCTCAGAATCAAAAACCACATCATCCCAATCCATAAGCGAGACAAAAGACTTAACCAAAGTCTTCCCCGTCATAATATAGGCATGAATCTTGGCTGATTTCTTCACAGCTTTTGAAACTCCACTAGTATACCAAGTATTGACAACAAAAATTGATGAGACCAAATCCACGATCTTATCAACTGAGAGCCCAACCTTCATCGGCTGACCAGTACGAATTGATTTACGATATCTAGCTATTGCACCCAATACTACAGTACCAATACTAAATATCGCCAAAGTATCTGCACCGGAGTCCTCCATCAAGTCCTCCTTAGCTTCAACCACGGTCTTAGCAGCTGCATTAACTACAACAACAGGCGCATTCATAACGGCAGCCGGAATCTGCAAGGCGGCATCAACAACCTCCTCTGCTTTCCTCTGGCCCCATAACTTGAATTTTGCCACTGTCATACCATACAACCAGTCTTTCCCCTGATTAAAGTGCATAACACTTTTTTCCCACACAGCAGATGTTACCATCCATGCTGCTACACCACAAAAAT